GTCCCTCGTCTTTCTCAATCCGCATCGCTAATTCATCGACCTTATCCCGCGCCTCCGCCATAGACCCAACGCGAAAACGCTCCTCATAGTGCAACTTCGTACCGATAACGCTGCGATTCTGATAGTTCTTCTCAACTTCAACCGTCGTGTTATCGTTAAGCTGTTTTTTCTCTTTGACTTTGCCAAACTCTGGTACAAACTTTTTCATACTAATCCTCCACCTCGATTATTTTGCCTAGAATATCTTCATCTGATATCAACAGATATTCATTATCATTAAGCTTCGTCTCTGTAGCTGCATACTCTCGATAAATAATCTGATCATGCTGATTAAAATCTTTAACTAAAGCACCGACATTGATAACTTCCGCCTGAGATAGGTTGTCTACCGCATTCTTAGGTACGAATATACCACTAGCTGTCTGCTCTGATGCTTCGATTCTCTTTGCAAAGACCTGATGATTTGCTGGCTTGATTGTTTTCATAACTCCCTCCTTAACTCCATGTTGCTGTTACGTCTCTATCCGCAAGCGATTGATTATACGCTTCACCGCTGCCGACGTCGTCCTCTGGACGCTGCGCCAGTTGTACTTGATATGCTAATGAATCGCTTGCGTCATCGTTGGTGGCTTTAGGAAACATACTGAGTTCGTCTTCTAGGTCTTTACAGAAATTCGTATCGCCATGCTTAATATGGTAAATGCCGCCACGTTCGTATCGTGGGACTAGGGCTTCGATACGTAGTGCCTTACTATGGCCGCCATGCTTCAGCAGTTCGACATCCATATAGACACCGCGGCGCACCATCTCCTCTTCCCAAACCGACTTCAGAGCTTGAGTGAATTGGTTGTCCTCGATACCAATCTTGTGTAGGTTGTAGCGCTTCCAGTTGGTGAACATGAGGTCTACTAGGTCTGTTGCTGATAATTTTGTGCGGTAGCATATCACATTCCACTTACCTTCGCGGTCGATAAAGTTGAGGGTGATGCCGATGTAGTCGGTACCCTGATCAATATCATCTTTACCGCGCGGGTCGATAGTCATGACATTGTAGGTATCAAGCTGTAATACATTGCTAAATTCGCGATATCTATACCATGCCTTCTTGAACTTACGATTTTGCTCATTGATTGGGCTTTGTTGGTAAAGTGACGAAAATGCATAACTGCCTATCTCTGTTTGTTTTTTCCGCAGTTTTTCAATTGAAAATTTCTCTGGCCATAGAGCCTCGCCTTTTTTGCGATGTTCGTCGTCTTTTTCGGCGATGGCCTTGAACTCGATTACTTCCCATTCATCATGCAGCTCACCCTTAGCTTTAGCGTCAGCGGCGGCGGCTAATATCCTACCTGCTAAATCGTCCTCGTGCCAACGCGTCAATATTAACACTACCATTGAATTGCCCTCTTCACGAGTAGCGAATGTCGAGCGATACCAGGAATATCTTGCATCACGTATAACAGGACTGTTTGCTTCTTCATCATTTTTGAATGGGTCATCAATAATACCAATTTTAAGACCTCGTCCTGTCAGCGCACCACCAACACCAACTGCTGTATATGCGCCACCCTCCTTAGTAATCCAACGACCTTTAGCTTGAGAGTCTGGACGCAAGCGTGTTGAGAACATTGCTCGGTATGCACTAGATTTCATGATATCCCTGGTGTTTTGTCCAAAATCAGTCGCCAAATCGGCATTGTATGATGTCACTGCAATTGGCATATTTGGCACTTTACCCAAAACCCACGACGTAAATTTCTGCGTAGCCATAGCGCTCTTACCGTGACGCGGTGGCATAGTGATTATCAGGCGCACATCTTCACCTGCCATCAGCCTGTAGAACCCTTGTTCTAATTTGTTTGCAATCTCAGCATGAAACCATTTCAGCTGATAATCTGGATCAATGGCAATACAGTATTCAGCAAAAGAGCCATTTTCGGCAGATTCTCTAAGAATCCCGACGATTTGCTCTTGCGTTAAGCAGCTGCTCGGCTTGACTTGCACTCAGCGTCACTCCTATATCATTACCGTTTGTCGTCATGTCTAGCTTGTCGCCGTAAACTTTCGGATTTAGCTTAGCCATCAACCACTTGCGCGTATCAATTCTCAAACGCGATCGCTGTATATTTTCGCCGTTCAGTTTATAGCCTGTCAGCTCGTCAGATTCATCATGCTGCTCCATGTAGTCATTGGTAGCGTCATCAGCAATCTCTATAATCTCTTCAGCATGCATATACGACCGCTCCTCGCACGCGCGCGCGTACTGCTCACGAAACTTCTCGTTTTCTCGCAGCCATCGGAAGAATGTCTGCATTGAGATCATGTCTTTTTTTGCGCAAATAGAACGGACCGACTGACCCTCGGCAATCATTTTACAAATCTTATCAGCTAGCTTATTGGTATACCTTGAAGGACGCCCAGGTTTTCTCGGCGTTTTCTTCTTTGGTGGTGTCTTGGGAGGTGCCGGCTTGCTTTTAGCTTTATCAGCTTTTTTTGGCATTAAAACAGTCCTCGCGCAGGATATACTGCTACAGGACCTCTTGCTGAGTTATATTATACAAAAAAGCATGAACATTGTAAAACGTTTGCCTGGGACAGCAGCCTAACAAAGAACCGCCTCAAGGGCGGTTTTCTTTTCCTTTACAATTAGAGCTTGACAAACAATTACACATTGTGATATTCTGAAGTCCTAAAGCCTTAGCTGAGAATCCCGTTGCCAGTCATCTGGTGCGGGATTTTCTAATGTCCCAATTATAAAACGTAACTTTCTGCGAGGGTAATTAGTGGACGGTAATAAGGATTCTGATCCTCGTGTCAAGACCCTGCGTAAGCGCCTTGGCAAAGCATCAGATTTAATAACAAACGACGCGTATCTACCTATGTTTAGAAACCGGCAGATACGCTATCCCAAAGAGTTCGAAGAGAGCCTGATTCAAGCTGCACGCAAAAAAGACCCAAAGCGATGGCTAGCTAAGGTATGGTCGTGCGAAAACATGATAGCCTCTGTGAAGATGCTGGCTAAATACATCGCACGGCGAATAGCTGAACACGCTAAGGAGGTTCATGACGCCAAAGTGGCTAAACAGTTGAAGCGGATAAATCCAGCTGGACTATTGAAGCTGACTGAAATTAAAAAGCAGCGTAAGTCTATAGCTGGTAATTTACTGCTATAGAGCTGGTTGATTTTCTTCTCTGACACGGCGACGACCGTGTGTTTCTTGCTGTCTGACCTCTGTTTTTACATAATAAAATGCTCACATTTTCAAATAATGAGCGGTGTGCGGCGCCATATCCCGACCGATTCTTGTATTATTTTTTAAGAAAGGTGGGTATCAAGCATGATTTTTATATTTTTTAGCCAATAAACAGCTCCATAAAGAACTATTTTAGTAAATCTTTCATTATAACGATCTTTATAAAGAGACCAGTGGAGTTTTTCATGATGAATAATATTTCAGATTGTTTTAGTGACTTTTTGCGAGACGAAGTCATATTATGCGACAGGAGTAGCAAAACCATAGAGCGTTACCAGTGCTTTTGCAGGCTACTGATCAATTTCTTAGGGAACAAACCTATCGATTCCGTATCTCTAGAAGATACCAGAAAATGGCGTGAGATGCTCTACTCATACCAGAAGCCAGATACTGTCAGAGGTTATATAGTTTGCCTCAAGTGTTTTTTCAAATACTGCCAGCGCAAGGGTCGCCAGTTATTATTTGATACCGAAGATATTAAAATACCGAAGCGAGAGAAACGCACCCTAGACATTCCAACCGAAGATGAAGTTGAAGAGTTTATTTCCATCTTAGCCATGAAGCGGCGTGGCTATTGTAACGCCAACAGATTACGCAATGTTGCCATTGGCAGGCTCATATTTTCCTCAGGCATACGTGTTAGCGAGGTATGTTCTCTGAATCGTAATTCCATTAAGAATCGCCAGTTCACTATCGTTGGTAAAAGCCGAGACTCACGGATATGTTTCATTGACTCTCAGACTGAAAAGTGTATCGCAGATTATCTAAATATTCGTACAGACAATAACCCAGCATTATTCATTTCATACCAAACCGAAAGAAGAATGACACCAGGTAATGTCCGTAATGCTTTCGAGGCAGCTTGCGCTCGCTCTGACGGACAATTCGTCGGCGTTAGACCGCACGCCCTGCGTCATAGCTTTGCCACGAAGATGTTAAACAAGCGTGTCGATTTACGCTACATTGGCGACCTCATGGGACATGCTGATCTAAACACGACCAAGGTGTATACACACTACACCAACCCGCAATTACGAGCCATTTACGACCGCGCCCACGGCGAAATATAAGGGATAAATTACATAAAACCTCTACTGCTTATTGACATAAGCGGCTTTGTTTGCTATACTAAGCTCATGATCGAAAGATAGAACATTACATCGTAAACGTAGATAGGCTTAGAAAACAAGCATCTATTTACAAGAGCATGTATTGTTTACATGCGGGTATGGCTCAGTTGTTAGAGCGCTTCCTTGCCATGGAAGAGGCCAGGAGTTAGAGTCTCCTAACCCGCACCAAAATGGAACTTTCTGAGATTTTGTCGCCCGAATGGGTGACTGTTTTAGTTCTATTGGTGGTAATATACACCAAAGCTCGAAACCATTTCAAGTGTAAAAACTGAGCTGTACAGGCTCCGCGCTCTCAAACTAAAACTACTTTACCGCCAAGACTGGAATATCTTATCGTCGTAGATATCATCATGAATAAATGCAACGCTAAGTCTCGCACGAGTTATTGCAACATACAGTTTAGATTTGCTAGTTGGTTGCAGATTCTCGTGCTTCTGATGCTTGAGCCAATCCGTGATTGCCTTGGTCGGGTAGATCAGCACCCTATCAAACTCTAACCCTTTTGAGGCACCGAAATTATAAACTGGGTATTCGGTGCGGACACCTTTAGTAGTTACACGCTCTCTTAGCTGCATGGGTGAATATTCTTTTAGATAATCATCAATATCTGATGCCTTAATAACAAAAATGCCTCTGTGTGGTACTGATATCTGAGCAGTAGTGGCAGTAACAGCCTTAAAATTAGGGAACAGTGTGTTTGAAAGGTTGCAAATTGTCGGTTCACACCGAAAATTTGTATTGAGCGTAGAATCGTCAATAGTAATGCCAGACGGTATCTGTTCAAAGAAATTCACAACTTTAGATTTTTTATATTTCTTGTTTTTTGCAGAGTTACTTGTCGAGTATGTACCTTGTCGTGGGTCGCCAACCAAAGTAACTTCAATCTTAGAAGCTATAAGTAATTTAATAAATTCAAGGTCATAACCGGCCATGTCCTGCACCTCATCAATATAGATGTGGTCGTATATTTGCGCCAATCTATCAATTACAGCGTTGTTGCTTAATTCGTTGCATTTTATCGCAAGCTTGGCTACTTTGTCGGAGTACACCTTGTGGTCGGGTGTCAGATAATGCTTGACTGTATCCGACTCTTTCGTATACGGAGCTGACGCGCCACTTGACAGTGATAAGCCAGTGATAGTTCCCTTATATCTACCACCTTGAAATGGTCGAGCGCCATGTTGCAGTAGAAACGCAAACCATGTTTGCACTGTAATGTGCGACGGAATATATCCAGCATATTTTACAAATTTACTACGAACTTCTGCTTCGTTTGCTCTCGTAAATGTTGTTACAAGAATTTTGCGAGTATTTTCTCTGGTTGAGCTGGTAATAATGTAGGTAGTCTTGCCAGAGCCAGCACCTGCAATAACCAACTTATCATCGATTGTCTCGGCATCATTTGACTGCATCGACAATATACCTAGGAAATACAATTTTTTCAGCCGAAGTGTAGACCTTTAGAGCGCAGTCTGTCTTGTTCTTTCGCATATGCTTATGCAGGTCGTCCAGATTCTTATAGTCAGTACCGAGTATTTTGTTAAATACATCTAAGGAATTCGCTTTTACCAACTTTGGCTCAAGGGTATTGTAGTTGAACTTTTTGCCATTTATTTCAAGCGCTCCGCTATCTACCTCATCGTCATAACTAATATCTATAAAATCTTTTTTGCTGTTGTCGAGATAGTTTTCGTACTTTTTCTTTATGGCAGCTACATCGCCGTCATTATCTGTAATGACTACAACTGGTTGATTGATTTTTTCAGCTATTTCGAGAAAGCGCAGAAAAGATGTGCCAACTGATATGACATCTACCGAATCTTGTATCGGTAGCCTACTGTCATGGGAGTCCATGTACGCTCTCTGAACAATAAGCTCGTCCGAGTCACCCTCTACTAGTATGGCTTTTTTGCAGAGTATCAGGCGTAAAGTGTCATAACCAGCCAATTTTGCAAAGAAAGTCTGCGTATCATCTGATAAAGCATTTAAGCGAACTGTCTTATGGTCGTTGAGGATAACAAGACTCTCCAAGCCCAGCTTGTTTGCTACAAAACTACTGTGTGTCGTAACGATGACTTGCTTATTTTCCTTATGGTTTATGATATCGCCAAGTAGTTGATTGAGTTTCGTATAAGACAGGTGATTTTCTGGTTCTTCTACTAGAATTACGCATGCTTCTTTTGATTTTTTGTGACTTAGAGCAAGCTTTGTTTTAACGATACTTTGCTCACCCTTGCCGATATAGTGAAAAGGAACGTCATCAAGATAAGTTAATAGGCTACCCTCCCAAGCATTTTTAGTAGACAAATCAACTGATAGCTTTACTTCTTTATCGGAGATTTTACTTGCTGTTTTAATCTTTGTATTGATATTAAGAATCGAAGCGTCCTCACTAAATACATCTTTCATTTTGCGGTGTGCTTGCGATACAGCAACAATATCCTCGGTTTCAAGAAACTCTTTCACAATCCTTGAGATATATATGTCCGACCCATTGTAAAAGCGTGCACTACTCGAATCAATAAAAGCAGTCTTTACTGGTATAGTTCTGCCTGTTGTGGCCTCTCGCGCAAATGATCCCCAGTATATATCGTAATATTCCAGCGGTAAGGTACTAATCGTACCTTTCTTTATAAGTTCTTCGTATTCAGATTGATATCTATCATCAAATGCAATTCGTAAGTAAACGCCCTTAGCCTTTGTATCGTCAGTGTTGTCGTCACCCTCCAATCGCGCTAGGTCGCTACCTTCTAAATACACTTCTATCAGAATATACGGCAGCTCAGCTGTGCCATTATCAGCAATTTCAGTCAGATATCTACTTACTACATTGTTATTAAAGAAATATTGAGAAAGTTCATTTTTGATATATTTACCGCCCACTAAACCACTCAACACTAGATTGATAGCTTCAAGTATGGTAGATTTGCCCGCTTCGTTATCGCCAACGATTATATTCAAGTCTTTATTGAACTTCAGTTCAAATTCACCCTCAAATGATTTGAAATTGACAATCTTTATTTTATCTATATACATCAATACCCCCAGGCACGCAGATCCTTCTGCGACTATGGCCTTTACAACATTATACCACTTTTTGTCTTATAATGTGTTCCGCTTCGTCTCATGATGCGATATAATAAAAGAGCTTAGACCTTAAAAACTTTTAACGCCTGAAAACACATTCTTTTGTTTGTGGACTTGCACATAAAAAGCAGCCACGGACAAAACCTGTGCAAGCAGGCGTTAAAGGTCTAAGCAACCCGTTCGTGGTTGCTTCTTTTTTGTTGTGACTACTTGCGGCTTAACACATATCGCAGGGGAAACATGGCAAAGAAGACAATCACCTTTATCGACTTATTCGCTGGCATTGGCGGCTTTCATCTAGCCTTTCATAATCTTGGGGCAAAATGTGTTTTTGTGAGCGAATGGGACAAGGCGGCGCGCGAGACCTATCAAAAGAACTTTGAAAAAATCCAGCCAGAACTATTTGCGCCTGAAACGATCGACCAAACATTTGTTGGCGACATTACGAAAGTATTTCCAAAAAGCATTCCAGATTTTGACATTATCACAGGTGGATTTCCGTGCCAGCCGTTTTCTCAAGCAGGACTGAAAAAAGGATTTAACGAAGCTCGTGGCACACTCTTTTTTGATATTGCAAATATCATCAAGGAAAAACAGCCGAGTGCATTTTTTCTTGAAAATGTCCGTGGGCTACTGACTCATGATGGCGGACGAACATTTGCAACAATTCGGCGAATATTGACTGAAGATTTAGGCTACAGTTTCTATTACAAAGTAATCAAAGCGTCCGATTACGGCGTGCCGCAACACCGGCCGCGGTTATTTATGGTCGGCTTCAAAGACAAGAACATAAAGTTTGAGTTTCCAGAGCCAGTCAAGCTCGCCATGACGATGGACGATGTATTTGAGGGCAAGGTCAATAAAACGATTGGTTATACTTTGCGGGTTGGTGGTCGTGGGTCTGGCATTGGCGACCGACGCAACTGGGATACATATTTGGTTGATGGCGAGGTGTGCCGACTATCACCAAAGGAGGGCCTGCGCATGCAGGGTTTTCCTGATGATTTTGAGTTTCCTGTGTCTGAAACGCAGGCTATGAAGCAACTTGGCAACTCAGTTGCTGTGCCAGCCATACAGGCGACTGCTAATGAAATAATGAAGAGGCTTAAATAGTGAACGCGTACACCCTGACAGCAAACAAAGGCGAATGGTCGGAGTTATATGTACTTTTCAAGCTCTTTAGTGAGAACAAAATTAAAGCAGCAGACATGAACCTGCAACCGACAGATGACGAATACACTTTTCTAAAAATATTCCGTGAAGATGTCTTATATATACGACCTCGAGCAAGATGGTATGGTGCGTATTTTAACGAAAAATGGACAATTAGTTGACGCCGTGAGTACGCATTTATTACCAGAAAAAGCCCAAAGAGTATTTGAAGCGATAAAATCAGCTAACGCCAGCACCTTTGCGTTACCAGAGGCGATTGCGTTAATGAGTGAATACCGCCTAGAAAAAATCAAAGCAAACTCCAACATGAAATCAGACATCGAGGCGATTATCAAGAACGAGCTAATCACTCAAAGTAAGCCAGTTGGTTTCTCTATAAAATCACAGGTTGGCGGGGCGTCAACATTGCTTAATGCAAGCAAGCGAACGAACTTTATTTATAAAGTACATAATTTTAACGGTACGTTTGATGAAATTAACAGCATAGGCGGCTCGCGAAAAATGCGAGATAGACTGCAAGCAATCGTCGAGGCTGGCGGCGTTTTGGAGTTTTCATGCATCGAAAGTACTGTATTTACTCGCAATATGCGTGTGATTGATAGTATCATGCCCAACATTCTTGCAAGTATGCTAGTTGATTATTACTCAGGAAAGGGTGTGACGATGACACAATTATGCGCGTTAAGCGGAGCGAAAGGATTGTACGGTTTGGGTGTGGCGGAAATTGGCTACAAGTTGAAATCATTTTTGCGCGCAGTTGCGCTTGGCATGGTGCCAAGCCGCGAGTGGAATACTCGACTTTCGGCATATGGTGGTTATATAATCGTGCGCAATGACGGCATGTTGCTTTGCTATCACCTGTACAACGATGATGATTTTAGAGATTATTTATTCAACAATACCAAGCTCGATACGCCGAGCACTTCTCGGCATGATTTTGGATATTTATATGAAGACGGTGGTGAACTGTTCTTGAAGCTTAATTTGCAGGTGAGGTTTTGTTAAAAACTACGCTAGATGTAGCACACTACGACCAGTCGCTAAAGAGACACGTCCACGCCCAGAAAACACCCTTTTCAACTAAAAATAAAAGATCGGCGGGGGAAATTTCAAAAAGATAGCTCAAAGGGTTTTTCTAGTGGGGCGAGCGGGTGTGTGTCTGTAGGCGTTGAGGCTGAGCCTGCACGACTCAGCTTTTACGCTTGAAATAGGTTCGAGCTTCGGCGTATATTGCTACCAATAGAACTAAAACAGTCGCCCTGTCGGGCGGCTTTTTTAGACTTTGGCGAAGCCAAAGCCAGATGTTTTCTTAAGAGAAGAGCAAAGCTTTAGGTCTAGCTAAAACTTATATACGTGGATATGCAACCCCAGTCACTGAGGGGTATTATTTTGCATTTTTGTAACCATAACAGCAACGGCCGATACACGCTCCTCGGGTAAAGGAAACTTAAAATACCGAGCGTCAACAATATCTTCGTAGTTTCCGTCCATTATAGGATTGCCTTTGTGTGAAACTTCATAGAAATGACGCGTTGACTCCCATCCTTGCCCGGAATCGATATCGTAGAAGTACTCGGTGAATTTGCATATTTTTGTGGGTCTACCTATGACATCCAATCCTGTCTCTTCTTTTATCTCACGCTTTAAGCCATCGAGTAATCGTTCTTTGGGCTCAATACCTCCACCCGGCAGATCCCATTTCTTATCGGAGGAGGTTCTGTCTCTGACGAGCAGGATTCCTTTTTTACTCCTTATGACTCCATAGGCGGATATTCTCTTGACTAAATTTGTCTTAGCGACGATATGGGTTTTGCCATTAATATCTCTGCATATTATCATATTCATATGGTTATTATAAACTAATCATGTCTACAGTTCATCAAACGAATCCATAGCAAGTCTTAATCTTTAGATATAGTTGCCTGCGCTGTAGAGTGGCGATAGGTTTTTCATCAATATATTATAATACATCGCACCGCTCCATAAAGCGCACGCCTCAACAAAAATGCTCCACAATCTTATTACCGGCGATGCCAAATCCAGTTAGCGTGTAAGTGCTCGACATGATGGATTGCTTGTGCGGCGGCGATTGCATCCAGGCGTTGAATGCCACGCGGCTGGTATGCAGATCTGGCGGCGAAGTTTGCACTAAGTTTTCGGCAGCAGCGCCTCTGCAAACAGCCATCGCTTTAAGCAGCCCGTGCGGCTCAGACGTACCAGGTTTGTAATGACTAAAATAATTATTCTCTTTCATGTCATTCGCCATCCACTGTGCTGTTTGGTTAAGCGGCTCGTACATTTTTAGTGGCTTCAGATTTTCCTTACTACGAGCATAATTAATCAATTCAAGAATCTCCAAAGCATCTGGCGGACCTATGTCATACTTTTTATCCTGGTCTG